GGCTTGTTCCTGGGCGATGTCTGGTTGCATACCGCCAGAGGTCAACATAGCCCCGAGGTTAGCTCGTTGTTCGTTACCGGTTGTAGAGCCAAATTGGCCAAGTAGGCCGGCAGCCGACAACTGACGATCGAGATTAGACGACCCAAGTTGCGCCGAAGCCAGGCTCGCGGCTTGACGACGATCAGCTTCTTGTTGGGCAGCTTGAAGAGCGGTATTGTAGGCGGTGCTACGGATCCCGGCCCCGGTTGTCGCACGACCACGGGCGAGTTCACCCTCGGTTTGCGCCTCACGAACGGCGAAGTTGGATCCACCAAAGGCCCTATTCTTTGCAGCTTGTGCGTCTTGAGCAGCACGAACACGACCAGAGTTGACATCGTAATCCGCCATTGTCGTATCAAGAACTTGAGACAGATAGGGGTTCAGGAACTTATCAATATCGCTCTGGCCAATGATAGCAGCCGAGACGCCCGGACTAGCCGTATTGGCGATATTACTAGCGATGTTAGCGCCACTATTAATAAAGCTCTGACCGCCTCCGAGATTCTGGGCAGATCCAAAGGCTTTATCTAGCGTTGAGTTAGAACCGGTTACGTAAGATGTCGGATCGGTTGTAGCGTACTTTCCGATTTGCGATGCGTAGTCTTGGTAGCCCTGATTGAGCCACGGAGCTACTGTGGGGGTAGTCGTCGAGTTTGTTGTAGCTGTACTAGACGACGAACTTTTCGAAGATGATTTAGACATAATACTTTCTTAATTCTCCGCCGTCGTATACGAAGCCAATTCGTTTAAAGACACGGGCCCAACCCTTTCGACCATTTATAGACGCAAATCTACACCCTCTGGCTCTCGCCCACGCGGAAATTCCGGGCTCCATCGAGACTAACTCCGCCATGTCGCCAGTACCCAACCATACATGGAGATAACGGCCTTCGGGACTGTCGTAGAGTATCGTTACCAATACACCTCGATTTCCGGTCCACAGGAGGGCAGAACCGTCTGATAGCATCCTTTCTAGGTCTACTAAGGTCTTGCCCTCCTGAGCCTGTTCTAGGGCCCTTACGAGGCCATCCTTGATTTCAGAAGGATTCATCGATCACCAGCGGGCATAACGTCGAAAGCAGGGACACCGAGACGCATATCACTAGGGGCTGAGTTACCACTCAGTTTCATTCTGATTAGACGACCAGAGAAACGGAAGTCCACCTTCGTTGTATTGTTAGTCAACACTTGTGATGTAAAGACAACAGGATTAGACTGCGGGTATTGTAGTCCCTTTAGTGTCATGCTGATTGGGCCGATTTGTCGTTGAAAGTCTGGCCACATTCGATTGACCATCATACAACGTTCTTGGTCATCAATATAGAAGTCTGACGTCTCAATGAACCAAGAGTGAGGCCAACCGTCTGCTGTCGTGCCCTTCTCATGGTAATAAACATTACCTTCATAAGTGACACCAACCGGATATAGGTTAGTAGCTGCGGACACATCACAGAAAGCGGTTCGGGCTAGTTGTCCCCTAGACGCCGCTCCGTCCGAGATCGACAAAGAGACATATCGACTGTTCTCGAACCCATCTCGTTGGTCCGGGTAGAACCACCAAACCTCATTGAACTTCGCAATACTTGTTGCGACGATCTTGTCTTCCTGGGCAGCCGCCACGTTGGCAGCCATATCGTCCCCTACGGAGAGGTAGATGATATCAGGGACGCCGCCAACCGAGCATTGCATGAACCGTTTTTGGCTAGAAAACCAGTAGGCTGTTTGAGAAACAACGACAGCGGCATTAGGGCCAGCGAGACCACAGTTCTCACCGACACGGACAAACTGCCACGGTTGAGAGGTGTCTCCGGTGAACGACCCTTGATAGAGGGCGTTATTAGTCCACACAAAGATATAATCACCGGCCGATCGAGCGGCAATAATGCGTCCGCTACCCTCTAGGATAACCTCACCGGCGAGACTATCGGAACCTGTGTACCAAGCTTCGGGGTCTCGCGTATTAGAGAATCGGATGCACATCGGGTTGAAGACACCCGAAGACTCTTCGTTACACCCAAAGGCCATTACTTGACGAGTGTAGGCCACAGCCATAAAAGTAACTTCGGCGGGGGCATTTTTAAGCGGAGCCGCTTTGACCCCTGTGTCGTTCTGCCACCAATGGATAGTCTGACCACGAGGGTTTGCCATCAGGCTTTCGCCCCAATTGTCTAACGACCACGTTAGGGGAAAATACTCAGAGGTAGAAGGTTCAGAATAGTCACCGGTACCATATGTTCCCGTACTCCAACCAGCCGTACCTGTCCCGTTAATCGCACCACCTTGCCACGCCCGTTGGGGAGTGACATTGATCGCCGATCCGCCACCAGTAGCAGTACCTGTAGCGTTAGAACTAAAGACATAAGTCCAAGTATCTGTCGTAACCGCCGTTACCGTGAATGTGCCATTGGGGGTAATCCCTCCAACAGCCGTAGCTCCAGCGATGATGATGCTATCACCAACGATGTACGGATGGCCACTCTGGGTCACAACAACGTTGGGTGAACCGTTAGTAACGGAAAGAGGATTCGCTGTTAGATCAACCTGTGGAAGCGCTTTGGTCGGAGTAATATCAAATAGGCCTGAGTCTTGGACGACATTAAGACCATTATGAAGACCAATAGCAATATTCGGCAGGCTAGTACGGCCAACCCATGTAAGAACAGACCTAGCGACACCGCCAAGGAGAGAGTTAGTGACCGACTCCCACCCGCCGATTACCTCGGGAGACCCTTTCCAGAACCGTACTTGATCACAGTCGTGCCAAGTCCCGGGGTATTTGAATGCTGTATCGTCTGTATTGATACCAGGGGGAATTTCCAATCGTTGTCGCATAATTATGGACTAATCCTCGTGAGCCAGATCGAGGCAGACTTCTCCAGGGGGTGCACGCCAGGACCAGCCCAATTAGCGCCAATGCCAAGGGGGCTCGTTCCGTAAGTTTGGAGGTTTAGCGATGAAGCGGAGGTCAGAGTGATTTTGCTGTCACCGTGCATGGTGGTGAACGTGTTCGTGTCCACGCCAAAGGATTTGGCCGAGCTGACTTCGCCATGAAACAGCTCTGCCGCCGTAGTGGCGTTATAGATACGGCCGACGCAGTTTCCGACGCCATCGCCAAAGGCCTGGAACTTAACTCTGTATACGCCAGCAGGCACGTTTTGCAGTTGCCCGGTCGAAAGCGTTACACCAAGAATATTGACTTCCGGCGTAGCAATGACTCGGTCCTGCCAGGTCGTTTGCAGATAGCTTGTGGGCGATGTCTCGTAGGCATAGTAGTGCGGTCCAGCGCCAGCGGTTTGAGAGATCACCGCAAGCCAGTTTGAGCCGTCGCAAAACACATCGACGCCTTCGCCGGGGATCAGGACGATACTGCTCTTGGCCGATCCACCAGCAACCGTGATCGTCTCCGAGCTGTTCGGATCGATCGTCACCAGGCCCGAGCCCACGTTGATCAGGCGCGCGTAGAATTTGCTTCCCAAAGTGGCCGCCGCCGTCAGCGACAGGGTAATGGTGTTCGAGGCGAGGATAACCGTTCCACGATCAGTTAGAGCAATCGTGTAGTTCGCGCTTTTTGATTGAAGACCCTGATATGCGTCCCAATCCCATTGCAAACTAGTCGTATCGGGAAAGCCATCAACACCAGTGCTCTTAAGAACACGACCAGTATTAGAGGATGTCGATTGAGGATGTGTGCGACGCCAAGAGGCGTTGGAACCATCGCTAAATACAGACTCGTAGGTCGTTCCCACATTCTGTCCGGGAAGCGCGCCTGTGGTCTCGAAGGCGATCCCATCGACATAGGCTTTCGTAACAGCCGAGTTGTTTGTGGTCGGGGTCGCAATATTAACGATCTCGTCGCCGTCAAAATCATTCGACTGAACTTTATGGCAGTCCGATCCGTCGCAGATTACGACAGCCCTATCACCAGCTTTGATCGTTGCTGTAACGGGGCCACCAGTGGAGAGTGTTACATCAGCGTTTTCAGCCCATACGATGTAGTTCTTTTCTACAGGCGGAATAATCAGTGTGCCACTGGACGACGCTGAGTAGTGAAGACAACGTTGGCGGGCTTGGTTTGATACATATTGGTTCGACGTAAGAGTAGTCGTACCCGACGAGGAGATTTCTGTCCAACCGTCAAGCGAAGCATCGACAAGGTCAAAGACAGCAGAATTAAGATTAGCGCCCCATGTATTGGTATCAGCACCAACATCGGGCTTACGGAAACCGTTCCGTGTGGTAGGTGTAGGCATTAGACGGCAGCCCCTGTGTCAGTTCTATACCAATTTACGCCATCACTAATGCAAAGACGTTTAGCACCCGCGCCCACGTCTAAACACCAAATCATTCGTGTGTTCCAAAGACGCGGATCAGGCAGATCAGCAGCAGTATCAACGAACTTAGTACGAGGAGAAGTAAGTCCATCAATAATAACTTTAAGTTTTTCGGACCACCTATTCAGGTAATCTGGTGCGACAGTTGTGTTAAGACCTAGCGCCACGCTGTATAACCATCCGTGATAAAACCACGATCAATAAGACCGGAACTAGTTTGAAGACGAGAACCACGGTCAACCCGACGATAATACGTATTCAATTCATCGATCAACGAGTCGTGCTTGCCTTGCCACATAACAATTCGCGCATCATCATTCAGGAACGGAGCGGAGTGGATTGCGGCACCGTAGAGGTAAAGGTCCGGGTGGTCCGTAAGCAACCAATTCGATGTATTCGTGTCCGACAGCGGGGTTAGATTCTTCTTGTATCGCAGTCGCATATTGAAACTGCCGCCAGGAGGGCAAGCAAAATAGAAGTAATCACCAGCAATCGTATAGAACCTAGGCGTTCCCGGAGTATCCGTGATATTGTCAAAGACATCCGGTGTGACGTACTCCATTGGATAACCGGTGTCTTGGTCAAGCCACAGAGATTGAACACCAGAGAAACCGTCTGGGAGCGGATAGGTCGTATCAGTTACCGTGATATTTGTCGTAACCACCATATTCCGGGCATTGAGACGCCGGTTAAAGACCGCCTCAGCCATCTTAATCCAATCGGGAATATAGTCAGTAAGGTCACTACGGTTGAGCAGCGCAGCGATGGCTGTCTTTAACCCGGAATATGTTGATAAGGACATTTATCGAATTACACCATTCGAAATACCAAGAGTGCCGTCGGCCGTTCGTAAAAGACCATAATCTGGGTCGTTCAACTTACGCATGACCGCTTCTTGGTGGTCAGGATTGAATACGTCAATGCCTTCGTTCTTCCACATCTCGATAACGACAGGAGGGATAGAGGCTACTCGACGAAACTCTCGACTTTGCGAATAACCATCATTGTGGTTCCGCATCGCCTTATTGGCTTCTAGGTGAGACGCAATATCTTGGACATGGCGGATTTCGAACTCATCTTCGCCAATCTGACGTGCTTGAGTTACCATTCCGCCCTGTCGGACACCTAGAGTTTTCCACTCATTACTCATCAGTTGAGGCTTGTTTCTTCGTCCTTGCCGAAACCTTAGGTTCGTCTTCGACAACAAGAGTGGCGGGTTCGGTGACAGGCCCCGGTTCGTCTGCGAGGATAATCACAAAACCACGGTCTTCTAGCTCGCGAGCGATATCACCGGCGACAGCAAAGACTTCATCCGAGGCGTACAGCTCATCACCGTAAGTTCGATCATGAACGCCAGTAGCAATCTTACCGTGACCCTTACGAGTAACTTTTACGCGAACATCAGGCTCATGGGCCTTGGGCGGAGTAACCGAGCGGCCTTCAATTTGAGCGGCTGTAACGGGCATATAGAATCCTTTTAGTTAAGCGGGAGATATTATGATCCCTCTCCCGCTAGGGATTTATATCTTACGACAGGTCAGCGATGATCGCCGAAGCCTTTTGGTTGCGCGAGATCAGCGTCTTTTCAGCAACGATCTGGAACTTCGAGCCATCACCAGTCTTAGCCAGGGGCTCGATCTTCATCGGACGCAGAGTACCGACAGCCCACATCGACGGGTCAACCAGCAGAACATCGCGGGTCAGCGGGTATTGGACCGGAACGATGGTGATAGCACCGAAGTCCGAAACATACACATCAGCACCAGCATAGATGGTAGCTTGGTTGGTGCCCTTCACCTCAGTGCGGATATCGGCGATACCGGTGAACTGCGAGAAGGTTTGCTTGTGAGTAGCCGAGCACAGAGCGTACTTGATGTTCGAAGCACCGTTGGTGAACGACGAAGCAAGAACGGTCTTGAGCAGGGCTTCGGTAAGCGGACGTTGCGTACCATTAGTAGCCGCCGAAACGGTGCCACCGGAGAAGCCACCGCTCGAACCACCGGAGCCGCGCGAGACGTTCGAGGTGATCCACGCTTGGAAGCCACCCAGCTTCGGAGCAACACCATCAGCCGCTGTGACCGAGGCTTGGTTGGTCAGGAAGGCGTATTCGATATCCTTGACCAGGGCTTCCGACTTTTGCAGCTTTTGCCACGCTTCGGTATCCGATTGACCAGCAACAGTGCTAGCCTTCGTGGTTTCCGAGATCGTACCGGCGTCCTTGAAGATTTGGGTACGGTTGCCGACGCGGGTCGGTTGTTGAGACGCGCTAGCCGAGGTGTCATCGCCTTGTTCATTGGCGTTGGCAGCGGCAGCACGGGTCGAATAGGTTTCCCACTCGTGGTACGGTTGCGAGACCGAAGCGTTACCAATCATGTTGGTAAACGGGGTCAGGTTAGCCGAGACCTTGTAGATGTTATTTTCGAGGTCTTCGCGCAGGCCAACCGTGGCATACGACATTTGGGTATTCGAGGGAACAGTCATTTATTAATCCATTGAGACTATCCGAACGCTCCTGTTTTGAAGAGAGCCGCCAGATCATCCCGAGACTTAGTCTGGGCTAGTCGGTTCTTAATTTCTTGTACTTGGCGTTCTTGAGGAGGAAGCGCCACCTCTCGTCCGGGCGCACTTGCGATGGACTTTTGAGGGGCCGGTTTCGGAGGGGTCACGACGGCGGTTTCCTTGGCTGCTCGGGCCCGCGCTTGCATCTCATCGTACTTCATAGCCTTGTAGACGATATTTAGTTCCTCAGCCGTCGCAGAGGCGATAGCTTCGGGAGGAATACCGGAGTCTACAATGTACTTACCAACAGATTGAAGCCGCTCGGGATTAGACGCGAGTTCGGGAGCAATCTCTTGGAGTTTAGTACGTTGTTCAGCATAGTGCTGTTGTTGAGCCTGTTCAGTGGCAAGACGACGAGCCTCAGAGACTTGTCGAAGTTGTTCTTGCTCTGTGTCGTACTCAAACTTGAGCTGGACAGCGGTTCCCGGATCGGTGACGAACAATTCTTGCCACACTTCGGGAGTCATACCATCCCACCGTGATTTAAAAGCGTCCTCAGCTTTTTCAAAGACAGTGTTGGCGCGTTCAGCAAGGCTAGCTAGTTCCTTAACTTGAGCGTCGTATTGTCGTTGTGCTTCGACCGCTTGTTGCTTAAACTTTTGAGTAATCGCCTCGCGCTTATCCTCCTGAGCTTTTACAACCTCTTGTAGCTCGGGCGGAAGCTCTTGGAATTTACCCTTAGCCTCAGCATCCCACCAGTTCGGGGCGTCAATTGGATCGGCCTCAGCCTCCAGTTCGACTTCCTCACCTGTCTCTTCACCATCGCCGGGCTGTTTGGCCTCGCTGGTGTCGTCTTCCGAGGTGGGCTCGGTATTCGACGAAATTTCTTCTTCAGCTTGAATAGCTGTTTCCTCGTCCGTCTTTGCAAGGTTCGCGTCTTGCTCAGGTTGAGGGTTATCCATTGCAATAATGGCTTGTACAGCTTCTTCGCGAGTGAAAGTATCGCTCAAAGGTTATCCTTCGTTGTTGTATTTTGCAGCAACTTTGCCGCTGTCAATTACGGATTGTAATCGATTCATGACAGACATAAGGGCTCGGTATTCGTAGTAATACTGCTCCCTTTCGTCTACTTCATTAGGATCAGACGAACCAATCTTAGCAAGGAGGTCGCTTTGTACGAACTCTACGGCCTCCTTGATTTGACCACGTTCGATTTCAGCCTGTTGTCCGGCTGCGATCTTCTGTGCAGAACTCATGTGTTACCCTGGTTCTCCGCCGACACGCACCGAAGACGAGATTTTAGCCTTCGACTCGTTGTCTTTGCGTTCATTGTCTCGACCTGCTTGGGCCGCATCTAGTACAGCCTCCATTTCGAGTTCGTGTTGCTTAAGTTGAAGTTCGGCAACACGTTGTTCGTACTCCATTTCGAGCTTTTGGCGAGCCAATTCGAGTTCCGCCTGCATCTTTTCCTGTTGCATTTGGAGTTCGGCGGCCGTCTTAGCTTGTTCAGACTGGAATTTAGCCTGTTCTAGCTGAATTTTGGCCTGTACTTCGATCATCTTGGGATCAGGCGGCGGCTCTTGGGGAGGTTGTGGGTTCTTTTGTGGATCAGTGAAGAACTCATCAGGGTTTTTAGACCCGCCACGCTCCGCAAACCTCGTAACAGCATTGTAGATGTTCTGTAGATCGACAAGAGGACCTTGAGCACCACCTTGGAGTTGCACAATCTTCTCTTGCAGGCCCATAATCTGTTGAGTAATGAGCATATCTTGCTCACGACCACCAGCCCCGAGGCCAACTTCAACCTTCATAGAGGTTCGAGCGTGCCAATTAGAGGGGTTTACGGGAATCCATCCACCACGGAGACGCACAAGTCGTTCTTTAGACGACGTTTGACGCAACATGGCATGAACGATCAAATACAGATCCTTAAAGCCCGTTTCGGCCAGTGTGCGGGCCAACATTCGAATACGACGTTGAGCACGACTAAGCAGGGCTAGGGCCCCGGAGGCAGTATCATGGAGCGTATCAGGATTGAGGCCCTGAGCGCCACGGATAACCCCGGTCCGTTCTTCGAGGACGGTAGCCATATACTCTAGGCTAGCTTGTACATCGAAGTTAAGGGCTTGCTGTTGGATGGGTTTGATTGCGTTACCGGTACGACTACGCACGGGACGACCGGGCTCGTTGAGCAGGTAGTCATCAATCGTGTCTTCCGAACTATCAGCTTCGGAGATTTCGGCCCGTTGGTTGAGGGCGAAATAACCGGAGTCCAAGAGTTGGCGAAGAAGAGTTGTCTTAATACGTTGTACGTCGATAGCCAAATCGGCGACGGACAGACCATAGAAGTGGTGTGTAACCGGATACGGAGTAAAGACAGCAATAGGAATCTGACTTACTTCTTCGTGTCGCAAGTAAATCGGATTACCACGTTCCCCACCGGTTAAGACACAGTAGAGTTTCTCGCCCGACTTTTCCTTGATCCGAATGTAATGTTCGGTAACGAGGACTTGTCTCAGGTCACGCGAGGCTGCCCCGTTAATCATGGTCGATTCCATGACAGTATCGCGCGAGTATTGTTCCTGAGCATACCCTGGATTAATCCACTCGGGGATTTGATCGACTAGGTCACGCTTAATACCTTGGGCAATAAGATCCTGGGCACGCGGACGAACTCGGACAGCACAATAGGTAGCCTCTTGAAGACGCACCGTGTCACGGGCAACTGTGATGTCTTCGGGGGCGACGGAGCCGATCTTTACCTTGTCGTCGTCCTTCGGAGGGCGAAGACGGAAGTCAAACAGAAGCTCACCGGCTTGTTGTACTTGTTCTTCGTCGTCACACGGCTTGAGATCGACAATCTCACCATCCTCGGCCGCCATTTCGACTTCGGCCCAAGTCTTACCTTCGAAGATTTCGTCGGCGGGTTGCTCGGCCTCTTCTGTCCAGACCTTGATAACGCCCGTCTTAGCTTGGAAGGCGTCAAGAATAGCTTGGTAAAGAATCCACCATCCATCGTTATCATCAAAGATAGTGTATTGGACGTAGTCGGTTTCTTGCTTGGCCTGTTCTTCGTCTTCCTGTGTACGGGGAGTAAACGACACAACGTCATCACCCCCCGTAAAGATATCCAGAATGTCGGGCAACAGGGCTTGAATGGTATCCCGAACGTCCATAGAGGCCGCACTAGAGCGGTTAGGAAGGTTCGGAATGTCAATCATCTTACCCTTGTAGTAATCAAGGGCGACTTGTCGCTGTCTAATCAGTTCCGCATCTAGGTCAAAGCCGATAGAGCGACGCTGTTCCTCAACGACTAGTTGAAAGAGTTCGTCTTTATTCATGTCGACCTTTCTTGGGTCTCCAACGTGTCGGGCGACACTATACGTTAGTTCCTAGTGCGGGCATGGTTATTTGTCGATGCTTGAAGGCGGTCGAGCGAGGTTCAACATAGTGGATAGCCATGAGGCCGAAAGCGTCCGCCCCGTGAGAGGCCCAATCGTGATTAGGTCCGAGGCCAATCTTGCGGTTGTCGTCTCGCTTCTCATGATAGGCCCCGAGAGACTTGCGTCCCGGTTCTGTCGGGCCTTCGTCAAACCAACACCTGTTGAACAACTCCCGAGTACGTTCAATTCTTTGCATTGCTGCACCTGCCCCTTGGTTAGGGACGACTTGAACGTCAAAGCCCGCCTTTCGGAGACTGCCTTCGTAAGTAGTCTGAATGATCTTATCGTGTTGTGCCCCATCGTGGGGTAAGACACAGAGAGCGTCCCCGTAGCCTTTACTTCGAAGCCAATTAAGATGCGCGTCTAGCGGCTGGCCGATTGCTTCGTAGTAGTCTAGGACAAGTATCCGCTGTCCGACGAATTGAACAATCCAGATGGCGGTCGCATCGCTCTTGGCACTAGTCCCGCCGATATCCCAATAGGCCCGCAACTGAATAAGAGGCTCGCGAGGAACGACAGTAATCCGGCCCCCATTCTTGGCCTCGGCTAGGTGTTTGGCGTAGTAGGAGCCTTCGCGAATAGTAACGAAGTCGCCTTCCCAAATGTGATCGTAGCTATCGGGGCGCTTACTTAGGTCCGCAAGTCTTTCCTTGTTTAACACTTCGGGAAACCAAGGATTGTCGCGCCAATTACATTCTACAATGATCCCGTCGTCTGGCGGGTTCTCACGAAAGCGCTTGTGTGTGGCGCTCCGGTCGCTCTCAGGGTTCCATGTGACCCAGATTTCGCTCTCATCTTCGCGAAGGGTCGGGATAAGCTTTTGCCAAGCCGTCTCTGAGACGTTCTCAGCCTCGTCAATCCAAGCAATAAGGATACGAGACTTAGACTTAAGACTGTCTAGACTGTGTCGGAGGCCAACAAACTCGAACCTCACTCGTCGGTTCTGTGTCCGAATGTAGTTCTCGCCAATATCAAACTTGGCAAGTAACCAAGGCTCCGAGTAGATCGCTTGCTTGATTTCTTCCATTGAAGAGTCCGCAAGACTATTCATAAACTCCCGGCCACACAGAACGATGCCTGATCTGTTGTCGTTAAGTCGCTCAGGGTGATAGGCCCACATAAAGGCCCTGATCGCGGCCATCTTGGCAAAGCTTCTAGTCTTACCCGAGCCCCGCCCACCATACGCACCACGATATTTGATCTTGACGATAACTTCGTTACCTTCGAAGTCTTTAACCGTCAGATAGTCTGTCGTGAATACGTCAATGAGTTTGGGCGGGATCTGGACTTCTACTTTACTCAAGTGTCCTTCTTCCCAACTAGACT